AAACGGAGCTGAAGTTTATAATTCTTCTTACACATTATCTATATCTTCAAATACTACTGATTTAATAATTGGCTCAGAAAATGGAAATAACTTTTATTACAATGGTTTACTTTCAAACTGTTCAATCTGGAACACAGCTTTAACATCTGCACAAGTAACAGAAATTTATAACGAAGGAGTTCCTTCTAACCTAAATAACCACAGTGCCTATTCAAACTTAGTAAGCTGGTGGCAGTTAGGAAGTAATAGTTCTTTTAATACTAACTGGACAGTATTAGATGAAAAAGGTAGTAACAATGGAACTTCTGCAAATATGACTGAGGATGCTATAGTAGATGGTGTTGGTAGTTATGCCAATGGTTTAAGTTCTGGAATGGGAGGAGATGAAGTTATTGGAGATGCACCTTACAGCACAGCAAATTCTTTAAGTGTAAATATGGATGTAGAAGATAGAGTTACAGATACACCAAGTTAAAATTTTAAAATAAATAAAAATGAATAATAGAAGTTATATAGTAATAGATTTAAGCGACACAGACAAGGTTCTTTTTTCTCAGGTTAACCAATCTTCTGCACAAAGTATGCGTAGAAACTTAGCAAACACTCAAGGTTTACTTTCTTATAGTGTAACACCAAGTTTTGTTACTGATGGTAGTTTACCTATTGTGGGAAGTGTTATGAACCAAACGGAAGCACTTGAATTATTAGCAACCTCTGCTTGGAGTGAGCCAATGCCAGAAGAATGAAAAAAGCTACAATATTAAAGAAATACAAGCCTAAGAAAAAGCGTAAAGGAATACACGCTAAGACTAAAACGTCTACCACTAAAGGTTCTAAATTGTATGTAAAGAAGTATAATGGACAAGGTAAATAGTATAAAAATGGATGACCACAGTTTATTAATAGCTTTAATTTCAGCTTTAGGAATTAAAGAAATTTGGAACATAATAAAGCAGAAAATAGACATAGGAGATAAAAGAGAACAACGCCAGGACTCTTTACAAGCCCAGGTCATAATGCAACTAAAAGACAAAATAGATTCTTTAGAGTCTAGAATTGATGTGTTAATCCAAGAAAATACACAACTAAGAGAAAAACTTGCAAGAGTTGAGGAGCGTTTAATATTAAACGCAAAAAAAAAAGTCAATAGAAAAATAAAAAGAGATGAGGGAAATTGATAAAATTATAGTTCATTGCTCTGCTACAAGAGAAGGTCAACACATACCAGTTGAAACTATTAAGAAATGGCATGTCGAAGGGCGTGGCTGGTCAGATATTGGCTATCATTTTTATGTAGAATTAGATGGCACTATTAAAAAAGGTAGAGATATTGACAAGTCTGGAGCTCATACAAAAGGTGAAAATAAAACTTCTATTGGTATATGTTATTGTGGAGGAGTTGAGGCAGATGGTAAAACACCTAAAGACACTAGAACAGAAAGTCAAAAAGAAAGTCTATTACATGTACTTAAAACATTAAAAGCAATGTTTCCAGATTCTACTATTTACTCACATAATGAGTTCGCAAATAAAGCCTGTCCATCTTTTGACGCTACAAATGAGTATAAAGATTTATAAGTGAAAAAACTTAAAGACACTAAAATAGGATTATTACTTAAAGAGAAAGCACCTAAAATCTTAGATTTAATTGGCGATGTTTTGCCTTCTACTGGTACTATGGGAATATTAAAAAACATTATTTCTAAAGACCCTGACTTAACACCAGAAGAAAAAGCAGAGTTACATAATAGAGTTACAGAACTTTATAAACTAGAAGTAGCAGACAGAGACTCAGCTAGAAATAGAGAAGTAGAAATAGCAAAGGCTGGAGGTAATGATTGGATGATGAATTTAACAGGTGTTGTTGGTTTGTTATGTTTTGTTTTTATAGTTTATTCTGTTGTATATATTCCAAATGTTTTGCACAATGAATTGTTTGTACATTTAATGGGTATGGTTGAAGGTGTGGTCATTGGAAATATATTTGCTTTTTATTACGGTACATCTTCAAAAAAGTAAATTAAATATTTTTATTATATTTACAAAAACCAACACTAAATAATTTTGAAATCTCATAATAAAAAGTGGAAAGACAAAGGCAACCCACGCTATAGACTTAACCAAGACGAAGTAGAATTAATAACTAACTACAGACGAGCCATTGAAGAATGTGAAAAAGAAGGGTTAGACCCTCAGACTTTGCATAGTGGATGGATTAAGAATGACAACGCTAGTCTATATTTTAAACAACCTAAAGCAACAGAAAAAGACTTTAATAAACTAGCTAAAGAAGTTATAGAAGAGGCTAAACAATATTCCCCTAAATACCCTAAACTAAATTATAAGAAATATACAGACGGACATTTATTGTTTATGTGTCCTAGTGATTTGCACATAGGAAAGCTTTGCAGGTCCTTTGTAAGTGGTGAAGAGTATAACAATCAAATAGCAGTTAGTAGAGCCTTAGAAGGCGTTAGAGGGTGCTTAGCAAAGTCTCAAGGGTTTAACATAGATAAGACTATTCTATTACTCTCAGGAGACTTATTACATGTAGATAATTTTAACATGACTACAACTGGTCTAACTCGTCAAGATAGTACGGGATTACTAAGTGACCATTTTCTAATAGCTAAAAGGTTGATGGTTGAAATAATAGAAATGTTATTACAAGTCTCTACAGTCCACGTAATGTTTACACCTGGTAACCACGACAATACAGTGGGTTGGATGGTTGCTGAGTTATTAGCTGCATGGTTTAGACATAATAAAAATGTTACTTTTGATGTTAGTTTACAGATGCGTAAATACTACAAGTACAAAAACAACTTAATATCTTCATGTCATGGCCATAAGATAAAAGCTGACACGTTACCAATGATAGTAGCTGACGAATGTCCAGACTGGTCTAGTACTAAGTATAGATATATGTTTACTCAGCACATACATCACAAAGTAAGTAAGCAATATCCAGGACTCTGGGTAGAGTCTTTAATGTCTCCTAGTGAGGCTGACACTTGGCATCATACCTCAGGTTATCAAAGTTCAAATAACAAAGCTATAGAGTCTTTTTTATTTAGTGAGTTTGGACAGGTTGCTAGAATAACACACCTTTTTTAACAATCGTTTGTTAATAAAGTTTCTTTAATTTATAGTTATAATTATAATTATAGTTATATATTAGCGTAAATTAAAATAACTAAAATGACAAATATTAAATATAATACTAGAACTTTTTATGTACCAGCTGAAAAGCTAGAAACATTAATTAAGTTCCAAAACAAATGTAAAGAAAACGGACATAAGTCCTACTCTGAGGTAATTCTAAAACTAATGGAAAACTATAATAATGGATAAATATGAGTTTTACTACAGACAGAAACAAGAATGGGACTACTGGCAAGCTAACCAAAGGCACAACTTTTTAAGTGACAGACTTCTAGCTATTATAAGTCAGGTCCAATGGAATAAAGGTATTTTAAAAAGAGTCAAACTTAGTGACAATGACCTAGAAATCCATCAAAATAGATTTAGTAATTTAATAACTGATGTTGTTAAAATTTCTATTGAGCTAAAAGAATTAGCTATCAATTACAATCCAAAGAGGATGAAACAATTAATAATTATATTAACCAAAATTAAAAATCACAACAATGAACCAATTAAAAACAGTTGACATAAAGGGCAAAGCCTACGTCACAGTAAACGAGAGAATTAAATATTTTAGAGAAAAATTTACAGGATATTCAATGACCTCAGAAATAACACACATCAATGATAATGGTGTAATAATAAAAACAACTATTAAAAACGATGCTGGAATAGAAGTAGCTTCTGGACATGCACACGAAAAGCAGAACTCTACTTTTATTAATAAGACTTCTTTTATTGAAAACTGTGAGACTTCAAGCTGGGGTAGATGTTTGGCTAACTTTGGAATAGGAGTAGATTCTAACGTAGCAAGTGCAGACGAAGTCGCTAACGCAATTAAAAACCAATAAGATGAAAGAATTTAAAATAAGATGTTCAGCTATTGGTAAAATAATGACCAATCCTAGAAGTAAAACAGAAACACTATCTAAAACAACTAAAACTTATTTAGAGGAGTGGAGTAAAGAGCAAATTTATAACCGTAAAAAAGAGGTGTTTAGTAAGTATATAGACAAAGGAAACGCTGTAGAAGTAGAGTCTTTAGGTTTTATTTCTGAAGAATTAGACATTTCTAATTTAGTAAAGAATGAAGAGTCTTTTGAAAATGGCTTTTTAACAGGTACTCCAGACGCTATTGTAGATGACGCTTTACAACATTATATAATAGACGTGAAAAATAGTTGGGATTGTTTTAGCTTTCCTCTATACTTTAATAGTGTACCTAACAAAGACTATTACTGGCAAGCCCAGGGCTACATGGCTTTAACTGACATAGACAGATATAAATTAATTTATACACTTATGGACACGCCTGAGGAGTTAATACAAAGAGAATACTTTGGAGACGAAAGCACTGATTTAGTAGAGTTTGCTAGTAAATATAAATATTCTGACATAGACTCTAGATATAGAATTAAAGTGTTTGAAATCTATAGAAATGAACAGGACATAAGAAAGATTTATGACAGAGTTGTAGAGTGTAGGTCTTATTTAAAAAGCCTTTGGGTAGATTTAAACTTTTAGATTATGAAAAAATTTGCTATAATTGGAGGATTAAGTTTGATGACTGCTGGCACTACTAGCATGTTATGGCACAAACAAAAACTAAATTTTAACCCTAACACTCTTGCAATAGCTACAGGAGGTTTTTTTGTAGCTGTAGGAATAACATATAGATTTTAATTATGTATAAAACTAAACAACATTACGAAGAAAATAAAGAGTATTACATTAAAAAAGCTAAAGATTGGAGAAATAAAAACCCAGAAGGTAATAAAAAACATATAAAAAATTATTATCATAAAGACTCACCAGAAGAAGATACTACAATGGGTGCTTATAATAAAAGAAATAGTAGAGCCAAACAAAGAGCAGAAGGGACTTTACATATTTATTGTGAATGTGGTGTAAAGGTTAATAGAAATAATATGGCTAGACATAAAACAAGTAAAAAACATTTAGAATATTTTAAAATGTAAACTGTAAACTGCAAATGATAAAAAAAGAATGGCAATGGATGCCAGATTATAAACAAACAAATAAAATAACAATGGATAAAAAACCAACAATCTACTGCGGAGGCGGTAAAAAAATGAATGACAACTGGATGACTGTTACTGTTCATATTGATAAAGTTAAGGAACATGTTTTTGATTATAAAGGAAACAAGTATCTTAAATTAAATATAAATCTAAAAGACCAGCCTGACCAATACGGAAAAGATGTGTCTTTAAGTGTTAACACATACAACCCAGAAGAACAAAAAGAGACTAAGCCAGTGGCAGAGGTTTCTAATAGTTCTGATGACTTACCCTTTTAAGTATTATGAAACAATCAAAAATCTTAACCGCATTGGGTTTGAGTTCGTTGGATATACAAAATATGTTGATGAACGGACTAACGATGCCAGAGATAGCTAAAAAATATAAGATAACTTATATTTCATTGGTACAGGCATTTAAAATCCAAAAGAAAGATTTTAAGTATATTGATTATATACAACCAAAAGAAGAAGTAGAGGACATTAAAATAGTGTCCTCTAGTTTCGATAGGTTATATTCAGAAGAGTCATTAAATGAAAATGAGCTATTAGCTTTTTACAAATACGAACAAAAAAACAAAGCATATTTTGACATTAATTAGAAACTTAAATTATATAAAACAAGGGATTGACTTCACTGGTTTACAAAATGGCACTATGCACCCTACTGACATTGATGCTGTATTAGAGTTCAATAATGAAGTTTTAATATTAATGGAGGTTAAATATAAAAATGCTGAAATACCTACAGGACAAAGGTTGGTTTTAGAAAGGATTTGCAATTCATGGCATACAAAAAAGTCAGTAGTTTTAAAAGTAGAACACGACTTTAATGTAGAAAATGAAGCAATACCTTTAGACAGTTGCACAGTAACTAAAATTTATTATAATAGTAAATGGCATAATAAAAATATTAATTTAGTTGACCAATTAAACAACTTAGGTAAACATTTTAACTGCAACAAACTACAATTTAATACAAACAATGAGCAAAGAACTACCCTATTTTAAAGCCTTTCCTAGTCAGTGGCTGGGAGGTGATATAATGTATTTATCTAAAGAGGACAAAGGGTCTTTTATAGATGCCTGTTTTCACTACTGGAATAAAGATTGTTCAATGACCTATATTAAAATGGCTAGGCGAATTGGTCAAGATTCTCTAGACGTTCTAATAGATGAAGGAATGATTGAAAAAAAGGACAACCAAATTAACATAAAATTTTTAGATACACAATACAAAGAAAGAAAAGAACAATATTTTAAACGAGTCGAGGCTGCTAAAAAGTCAAAGAAAAAAACTACATTTACTGACCCAATACACAAAAACACAGACTCATTAAAGAAATTTTTAAGCACAATCAATGATACTAAATAAAGGATACGGACTAGACTACGCTATTAAATACAAAAACGGAGAGATTAAAAAAGGTCTAGGAATAGGCTGTCCAATTACTGACAAGTTTGTAAGATTTAAACCTGGTCAAATGGTAGTCGTTTCTGGCTTTCCTAATGTTGGTAAAACTTACTTTTTTATTTGGTATTTACTTTGTCACTCAATGAATAATAATTTAAAGTGGTGTGTTTGGAGTGGAGAAAACTCTCCAGAACTATTAAAAATTAGTATGATTCAAATGCTAACAGGACAAAAAGTTGAGGACTTGACTGTTTCAGAAATTAAAAAACAAATAGAAATTATTGACAGTTACTTTAAATTTGTAGATAATAGAAAGCTATATACAGCTGGAGACCTTTTAAATATATTTGCTAAAGAAGATGTAGACGGTTGCTTAATAGACCCTTACACTGGTTTAAATATAGAAAGAGGAGGTAAACTTGGACAGTTTGACAGAAACTATTTGTTCTGCAATAATGTTAGAGAGTTTTGTAATAAGACTGGAAAGACAGTTTATATTAATACACACCCAATTAGTGAAGCA